CCAAACGGGAATTGGATTTCCGCACGAAAGCTTATTGAAACAGATCCTACAATCGACCCACTATTTTCAATGATGGAACACCCACAAGAGAACGCTATGGACCATATCGCGCAGGATATTCGAGACGGCATATTCCCTAAAAAATCAAAGGGTACTATATGACCACCGAGCCCGACGAACAAGATGACCCAACCGACATCGACGAACTCATGCGGCGGATTGATGAAGAAATCGAGTTCGGAAGTGGGATTGTCACGCCGAAGTATATTGATGCTGTAGTTGCCTACCAGCGCCAGCAAAGAGCGAGGCGGCAAGCTGGGGTGAAGACGAGGAAGAGTGAGGGGGATGGTGGGCCGAAGTTAGATATTAATTCACTGCTGAACAAGCCTATGTTCAAAATGAACCGGCGGGTTTGAGCATGGATACCTGCAGCGAAGCTGTATCATCCAAGGCACTATCCACAAGCCCATTCATCCCAGGAACTAAGGTCCAATACGCGATTGACAGCACTAGTCTCGGTGCGATGAGATTGTGTCCGCGATATTATCAATACACCATTCTCGAAGGCTGGATGCCCAAGGAAGAATCGATTCACCTGCGATTTGGGATTGAGTATCACTCAGCGATTCAAGATTACGAGAACCTGCGCGCGGAGGGATTGGATTTCAACGATGCGGTCAGGGAGACAATGCAGAGGTTACTTGTGCGCAGTCATGATTTCGACCCCGACCCAAGCACCAAGGCTGGACAGTACAAAAACCCGAATAGCCTCCGCCAATTAGTTGTAGACTACCTCGACAACTATCGCATCGATCCTTGCAAAACCTACATTCTAGCCAACGGCAAACCCGCAGTAGAACTCAGCTTCCGATGGGAACTGGATTGGGGTCCCAATTGCAGCGAAGCTGTATCTCCCTCGGCAGATCCCAGCGACCAACCGGATACAGCTTCGCTGCAGCCATATTTGCTGTGTGGGCATTTGGATCGGGTAGTGAATTATAATGATGATTTGTTTGTGTTGGATCATAAGACAACAACTATGTCAGCTGGCGATTGGTACATGCAGCAGTGGAGCCCGAATAATCAAATGACGCTATATGCACTGGCTGGAAAGGTTGTGTTGAATGCACCTATGCGTGGGGTTATCATTGAGGCTGCGCAGATCATGCTTGAGAAGCCAAATAGGTTCACTCGTGGGTTTGCCTATCGCAGTGATCAGATCATACATGAATGGCTTAGTGACTTGGAAATCACCTTAGAGCTGGCTCAACATTACGCCAAAGCCAATCACTGGCCGATGAACGACACAGCTTGCAGCATGTATGGTGGGTGCAAGTTTCAAAAGGTTTGTTCGAAGAATCCTGAGGTGCGGAAGCATTATCTGAACGCAGATTTTACTCAACTCGACGAGGACCTGAGATGGAATCCGCTAAAGGCGCGTTGAAGAGATTTTGGTGTCACTGGACACACGGTGCGCACTGGCGCGCTATTCCAGTTTACCATTCATACAAGATGTTCTGCAAGAAATGTGGACGCTCGTGGATGCACTATGACTAAACAACTTCGCGCCAGCCTCCCACTCCTGAAAGCCCGTGTAATCAATCGAGGCCCGAGTCATTTCACAATCAGCTTTGGCCCAGAATACGGCTCACCAACGCAGATCCGGATTGAATGTAACATGGATATGTATGATTTACATGATGGTGATTTATTGACGATCTACACAGAAGTTTTGATCTCCCAACCCAAAGGAACCGCATGATGCCATTCAAAGTCACACAACTCAAATTCTTCGAGGAAAAGAAACATTCAATTCGCTACGTTTCCGAGAAAGACAAAGACGTGGTTAGTTCAGTTTATGTCATGAAAGCCGAACTGGACGAACCTTGGCGGTCTAATCGGGCTTGGCCGGAGAAGATTAAGTTAACGCTGGAGTGGGAATGATGCCAAAGATCACGTACCTCAAAGAAATCGACGGGGCTTTATGGGCCCGGCTTGAGTTAGACATGAGCACGGATGATGGCATCGCACATGTCTTCACAGAAACTGAAATCCAGAAACTGAAAACCGCTGTGCGCCAGGATGTATGGCAGACAATCAAAGATGCCTGCGATTCGTCTGATGATGATTGGAGAGAATGATGCCAAGCCTTGCCGATCATCAGTCCAATGACCTAACCAAACTCCTCCTAATCGGTGATGCCAAGACTGGCAAAACCGGATCACTCGTCTCCCTCGTCAAGGCCGGTTACAAACTCCGCATACTCGACATGGACAATCTCCTCGACAGCCTCAAGTACCAAGTCCTGCGTGAATGTCCAGAGATGATGGGGAATGTGGATTACCGAACCCTTAGAGATCACTACAAACCAACACCGCTTGGACCCGCCCTCGCTGGGAAGGCCACAGCGTTCATCACTGCAATGAAAATGCTAGACAAATGGAGCTACGACAATGTTGACCTGGGAAGTCCAGCCGAGTGGGGGCGTGATAGTATCCTTGTCATTGATAGCCTATCTCGACTATGCGATGCCGCCTACGATTTCCACCAATCAATTGCCCGCCCGGGTAAATCAGGAGACGTTGACGGCCGCGCAATCTATGGACTTGCGCAAGATGCTGTTGAGATGGTACTTAGCAATCTTACTAGCGACGCCTTCCAAACCAATGTCATCGTCATCGCACATATCGCGTACCAAGACCAACCCGATGGCACGAAGAAAGGCTTCCCGCAAGGGGTTGGGCAGAAGCTAAGCCCAAAGATCCCACAATACTTCAGCTCAGTGATCCTCTACACCAACGTCCGCGACAAGCGCACAATCAAAACCAACTCAACCATGCTCGTCGACCTCGCCAATCCCAAGCCGTTCGAGATGTCACCGGAGCTCCCCATCGAGACCGGTCTCGCCACCTTCTTCGAAACCCTGCGCGGGCCAACAACCGCAGCCAACGCAGACACCAAACCCAAAGCGGTTATATTGAAAAGGAGAGTTTGATCCAGACCCAGAACCAACCAACCAATCTCCACAACCAAACCCAAACCGAAAGCAAACCTCTAATGGCCACCAACTTCGAAGATATCCTAAACCGATCCATCGATGACATCAAACCGCCACCGATGCTGCCCGAAGGCACCTATCTCTGCGTGGTCCAAGGCCTGCCAGAGCAAATCGAGTCCAGCAGGAAGAAAACTCCAGGGCTGAGGTTCAAGTTGCAAGTCGTCCAGCCCTTGGAAGACGTCGATCCGGCTGAACTCCTCGCCTTCGAGGGCGGGGTCGCTGGCAAGATCATCCACCTCGATCAATGGGTAACGGAGGATAGTTTGTTCATGCTTAAGCAATTCGTCGAGCATTGTGGAGCTCTTGAGGAAGGCACCAGCATGAGCGCGTGTATCGACAACGTGCCCAACTCCAGCGTGCTTGCGTTTATCAAACACGAAACAAGTGAGGAAACCAAGCGAACCTTCGCCAAGATCCAGCGCACCGCACCGGCAGCCTGATGGAGGGCGACATGGACAACGAAGGTGCAACCGAACCTGCTGGAGAGACCTATCAACTCATAGAATTGATCGAAATTCATAGGCATTTAGTTAAATCCAACCGACTAAAGATGTCTGTGGCCCGAGACAAGATCGAAGATCTCATCTTAGCCATGACCAACGACCTCACCTACGACTAACCCTGTTCCTCCCCAACTGGGTAGTGCGCAAATGCACTACCCATCTTCTTGGAGTTCACATGCAAAAACCCTTCCAGATCAGCGAAGAAATGCTCAAGGAAATCGAAAATGACGTGCAAGAAACAACCTCAGGGAATAGTGAAAATGCACATGACACCCCTAGAGAGATGTTTGGCGCGCCACGCACACGCAAGCGGAATGTCAATTCACTCAATAGCGAAAGCATTGCACCGGGACCATCGAACGATCAAGCGGATGTTATTCAAGACCCGATCAACCACCCTACACACTACACTAGCCATCCCTCCAACGTCGAATGCATAACCGTAGTCGAATGGATGTCATTCAACCTCGGCAACGCGGTGAAGTACATCTGGCGGGCTGGGTTTAAGGGATATCAAATCGAGGATTTGCAGAAGGCTAGATGGTATGTGGATCGGGAGATTAAACGCTTGGGTGGGGAGTGAGATGAACAAGATTGTATCAACATGCTACTACCACGATTACATCCTCATTTTCTGCGAGAATGGGGATATCTACAGGATGATTATAGAAGATACCTACACGTGGAAAGTGACATTCCAACGCGTGGCTGAGTTTCGGCCAAATTCATGAAACCCATACTTCTCATCGGTGAGCAACGCGGCGAAGCCGAAGCCAGGATTAACCGAACCTTCGTTGGCGCAACCGGTGCTGAACTCCTCCGCATGCTATCCGAATCCTCCGTCATCATCCTCTCCCCACTCGACTCAGCCCACCTCCGCAGCTTCTGGGCCACCCGCGATCCTTGGGCCCTCGATAAAATCTGGGAGAATCATCGTGAAACCCTCATCCGCACCAACGTCTTCAACATCTATCCACCCGGGAACAAACTCGAATACTTCTGTGGACCCAAACCCCTTGCCCTACCAAACTACGCCAAGCTTCTCAAAGCCGGGTATGTTAGATCTGAATTCGCCCCAGAACTGGATCGTCTTGGGGATGAAATCCTTTCTCATGATCCTAATCTCATTGTCTGTCTGGGGAATACTGCTATATGGGCTATGTTGGGTACTACTGGGGTTAGGAAACTCCGGGGCACAACCGCTGTTAGCACTCATTGCGTTAGTGGGTATAAGCTTTTGTGCACTTATCATCCTAGCGCTGTTCACCGGCAATGGGAACTCCGACCCACTGTAGTTTCGGACCTTGGCAAAATCAACAATGAAAAGGATACCGCACATGTTGAACGCCCGCCAGTTGAAATCTGGACCGAGCCGACTATCGAAGACATCCAAACCTTCATCGAAGAGCACATCCGCGGCTGCTCTTTGCTGTCCGTCGACATCGAAACCTCTGGCTCGCAAATTACATGCATTGGATTCGCTCCCCGACGAGACCTTGCTATTGTGGTTCCAATACATGACGAAAGAGCAGAGAGCGGAAGCTATTGGGCTACTCCGGGAGCTGAGAGACAATGCTGGGGCCTTATACGTTCGATACTTGAGGATCAATCAATCCCTAAACTATTCCAGAACGGGCTCTACGACATCGCCTTCCTCCTCAGGAGTTACAAAATCAAAACCCTAGGCGCGGTGCATGATACGATGCTCTTGCATCACGCATTGCAACCGGAGTCATTGAAAAGTCTGGGATTCCTTGGAAGCATCTATACCAACCACGGGCCTTGGAAGAGTGAACGGAAGCGGAGTGACACAGTTAAGAGGGATGCGTGAAAATAATCCACACCAACTCTACCCAACCCACCGACATCAAAAACCAATGGGAGAGAGATCAAATCTACAACGGCCTAGACTGCGCCGTCACCCTCGAAGTCTTCAACGCCATTCATCACCAACTCGACGCGACAACCGCCAAGACTTATGCCTTCTCCCGCGCTCTGCAAGGCCCTGTATTAGAAATGCGATGCCGAGGATCTCTCATCGACGCTCACCGCAAACGCGAGGTCATAAATGAATTTCATGACAAAATCGACTTTCTTGAACGTAGCCTTGGTCGCATCGTGCTTGATGGTGTTGGCATGCCTAGCTTTAGCTGGCGTAGTCCTCCTCAAGTAATGGATTTGTTTTACAACCATCTGCAAATCCCAACGATCAAGAAACAAGGCCGCCCAACAGCTGATCGAGACGCTCTGGAGAAAGTGCGAGCCTTCACCGTAGCCAAGCCAATCGTAGCGCATCTCATCGCGCTACGAGAATTGTCAAAGAAAATCGAAGCACTTGAAATGGGAGTAGACAATGACGGACGAATGCGAACATCCTACAACATCGCTGGCACAAACACCGGCCGATTTAGCTCTAGCTTTAGCGAATTTGGCACTGGCGGAAACTTTCAGAACGTGGAGGAAAGTCTTAGAAGCATATTCATCGCCGATAGAGGATGCAAGTTCGCCAAGTTCGATGCGAAATCTGGTGAATCCTACATCGTCGGAGCAATAGAAGGGAACCTTTTCAATGACTGGAAATACCTCGACGCTGTCGAATCGGGAGACATTCATACAGCGGTTGCACGGCTTTGCTGGCCTGATCTTGGATGGACTGGA